CTTGCCGACATGCTCGGAGATATTGCAGCAGAAGCTAAACGATATGCTGCAATCGCTGACGAACGCTACCAGGCAGGAATGACGTGTGAGCGTATTTACGAGTCGGTGAGAACCTCAAATATGGAGGGTCTCTATCGGGGAGATAAATAATAATTCTGATGAAACTGGAGATATTGAATCAGGCCGAATTTATCCAAATGAAACGATTAATAGTTTATTCCAAGCAACATGGCACGTTGAGTTCTGTTAGTATTGATAATTATTATCAATTGAGGGCTAACCGTGAAAAAAGGATTTGTTTGCGTATTTTTCCTCTGTTTCTTTCTTATGGGATGCAGTGGTTGTGTGAACAATAATCAACCCAGACTGCTGACTTCTGCATACCCAGCGTACCCATATTATGCTGTGGCAAACAGGATCGAAGGTTTTGTGGAGGTAAAATACGATGTCGGAAGCGACGGGAAGGTTTCGAAAATCTGGATTGTGAAATCTGAACCACAACACCTTTTCGATTCGTCTGTTATTTCAGCAATGTCGAAGTGGCGTTTTGAAAGAGATAAGCCTTATCAGGGGATGAGAAAGAGGCTCCAGTTTAAATTGTCGAAAGGCCTGTAGTGAGTCTACATCAGGCGCTTTTGAGCACCTGTGATAATGCTGTAGCTATCGGTTAAAATGTAACCCCTGAAAACAGGAGGCCGGAATGTCTGAACTAAACTACGAAGCAATTGGGCGCTGCAAAATACTCAACGAAAAAATAAAAGCGCTTCATGCTGAGCGGATGAAAGCTATAGGGGATTTACGATCATCCGTTTATTCCCTTCATCAGAAAGGGAATATTAATCGCGTCCCACCAGAAATCGTTGAGTTTGACCCACAATCTCTTACTGACCTTGTAGAGAAGGTCGGTCACTATGATAGTGAATTGATGAGAGCCGTGCACGAATATAACAACTGGTGTGCCGAAGCGGGTGAGAAGCCTGTAAAACTCATTAAGTTAGACTGACACTGAGAATTTAAACAAATTATTAGCCCCGCACTCGCGGGGCTTTTTACTGGAGTTTATATGCCACCACGAACACCTAAAGCCTGCCGTGTTCGCGGCTGTCGCAGTACAACAACAGAACCATCCGGATACTGTGAAAATCACAGAAACGAAGGCTGGAAGCAATACAAGCCAGGACAATCCCGCCATCAGCGCGGTTATGGTACGAAGTGGGAAATTATCCGCGCGCATGTTCTGAAGCGTGATAAAGGCTTATGTCAATTGTGCCTGCGTTCCGGTGTGGTGCGTGAGGCGAAAACTGTCGACCATATTATTCCCAAAGCGCATGGCGGCACGGATACAGACAGTAATCTGCAAAGTCTGTGCTGGCCATGCCATAAGGCTAAGACAGCCCGTGAGCGTCTGAAGTGATAATAACAATCACCTGAATCCACCAGATGGAGGGGGAGGGTAAATCCCTGCAACCCGCATCCTTCCGGACTGCCCGCCTCATCAAATTTTTACGCGCCCAAAATAAGAAACTTTTTTCCGGAAGGTTTCGCCTATTGAATCGGAGGTTTTAATGGGTAGTGTTGTGCGATCTTCCGGCGGTGGTCGAAAAAGAAATTTACCTACAGGGCAAACCAGCAAATTGACCAGAATTGCACCGCCTCCTGAATTGATGGGGGATGTGGCGATCCGGCTATGGAAAACCCAGAGCAAAATTTTAATTGAGCGGGGTGTGTTCGAGGTCGAGGATGCGCCGATCCTTCTCGCGTACTGCAATGCGTTTCATCTGATGATTGAAGCCGAAAAAGTTATCGCAAAAGAGGGGCTGACCGTCTCCAGTGAGATGGGCGGGGAGAAGAAGCACCCCGCTATTAACGTCAGAAATGACTCTGTTTCTCAGGTTGCCCGTCTGGGTTCGCTTCTCGGACTTGACCCACTGAGTCGACTACGCATGACCAGCGGTAAGAATGATCCGGACGATGCAGGGAATGAATTCGATGAGTTTGATTGATGGCTACATATCCGAACGTCAATGCGGCGAACCAGTATGCGCGGGACGTCGTGAACGGGAAGATTCTGGCATGTCGGTTAACCATTCTTTCCTGTCAGCGACACCTGGATGATCTCGAACGCGCGAAGGATCCAAACTGGCCCTATCGTTTCGATAAGAATAAGGCTGAACGTTTTTTAAGATTTTCTCAGAAGATGCCCCACACCTCCGGGGAGTGGGCGCGGCGTAAGCTCAGGATAGAGTTTGAGCCCTGGCAAAAATTCTCCCTGGGCGTTCCGTTTGGCTGGGTACGCAAAGACACCGGGTTTCGCCGCTTTACTGAAATCTACATCGAGGTGCCGCGTAAAAACGGTAAATCCGCGATAGCGGCGGCGATCGGCAATTACATGTTTTGCGCCGATGGTGAGTATGCCGCTGAAGTCTACTGCGGCGCCACGACTGAGAAGCAGGCGTGGAAGGTGTTTGCGCCGGCGCTGGCGATGGTGAAAAAGCTGCCGTCTTTGCGCCAGAAATTCAGTATTAAGCCCTGGGCTAAACGGATGACCCGTCCGGACGGCTCCGTATTTGCACCTATCATCGGTGACCCGGGAGACGGTGACTCACCATCCTGCGCAATTATTGATGAATATCATGAGCATGATACCGACGCGCTCTATACCACTATGACAACGGGTATGGGTGCGCGTGAACAGCCTGTAACACTCATCATTACCACTGCAGGATATGACATTTCCTCCCCTTGCTATGAAAAACGTGCTCAGGTGGTTGAAATACTGGAGCGCATCAGGGAAGGAGGCGAAAACGAGGCCATATTTGGCATCATCTATACCCTTGATGACGACGACGACTGGACAAAGCCAGAAGCGCTGATAAAGGCAAACCCAAACTACGGTGTGTCGATAAAGGAAGGCTTCCTCAGGGCTAAACAGCTGCTGGCCATGTCCACCCCCAGCCAGACCAACAAGATCCTCACCAAACACTTTAACAAGTGGGTGAGTTCGAAAGCGGCCTTCTACAACCTGCAGAAGTGGATGGCAGCAGCGGATAAAACGCTGAAGTTGTCAGATTTTGCCGGGGAGGAGTGCTACCTGGGGATTGATCTGGCATCCAAGCTGGACCTTAACGCCGTTGCGCCGATCTTCAGGCGCGAGATTAACGGACTCAGCCATTTTTACTGCGTCGGACCGATGTTCTGGGTGCCAGAGGATACGGTGTATTCCACCGATCCGGCGCTGAAAACGACGGCTGAACGTTATCAGTCATTCGTCAACCAAGGGGTTCTGGTACCTACCGATGGCGCAGAGGTGGATTACCGCATCATTTTTGAGTCCATCCTTCAGTTGCGTGAATCGGTGAAGATAGCGACATGCCCGATTGACCCCTACGGTGCGACCAGCATTTCCCACATGCTGCTGGATGAAGGCCTGGAGCCTATAACCATCACCCAGAACTACACCAATATGAGCGATCCGATGCGTGAAATTGAAGCAGCAATCGCTGCCGGGCGTTTTCATCATGACGGTAATCCGCTGATGAACTGGTGTGTTTCTAACGTGGTCGGGAAGTATCTTCCGGGCAGTGATGATGTCGTTCGTCCGGTGAAAGAAGGCGCAGGCAACAAAATCGATGGTGCGGTGAGCATGATGATGGGTGTTGGCCGCGCAATGTTGAACGAGCCAAAAGATTTTCTCTCCAATCTCGATCCAGACGAGGACGTTTTATTCCTGTGAAATCACTAATTATCGATGTGGCCGGGGTGGCAGGCTTCGGCGCGCTGGTGGGAGGTATTTACCTCAAATTTGGCGCGGCGGTTGCTCTTATGGCTGGTGGTAGTGGCCTGCTGCTGTGGGCACTGCTGGCGGCCAGGAGAATAAAAACATGCTGATTGATGCCATTTTCAGAAGCAACTCGCTGGAAAACCCAGCTGTTCCGGTCACCGTTGAAGCGGTCGAAAACGACGGGATCTTTAATGGTGATGTGATTGTTAATCCCCGGACGGCAATGAAGCTGGCGGCGGTGTATGCATGTATCTACGTTATTTCATCCAACGTTGCGCAGATGCCCCTGCACGTCATGCGGCGAACCGGGAAGAAGGTTGAAACTGCCCGCGACCATCCTGCCTTTTACCTGGTTCATGACGAACCCAATTCCTGGCAGACCAGCTATAAATGGCGCGAGCTCAAACAACGTCACATTCTGGGCTGGGGTAACGGATATACCAGAGTTCTCCGTCATCGCCGAACCGGTGAAGTCACTGGCCTTGAAGCCTGTATGCCGTGGGAAACAACGCTGCTGAACACCGGCGGGCGCTATACCTACGGCGTGTATAACGAAGAAGGTTCCTTTGCCATTAATCCTGATGACATGATCCACGTCAGGGCGTTGGGTAACGATCAGAAAATGGGGCTCAGTCCGGTTCTTCAGCACGCCGAAACCATCGGTATGGGTATGAGCGGGCAGAAATACACGGAAAGTTTTTTCAGCGGTAACGCCAGACCAGCGGGCATAGTTTCAGTAAAAGGAGAATTGAATGACGGCTCCTGGAAAAGGCTGAAAGATATGTGGCAAAAAGCCACGGCGATGCTGCGCAGCCAGGAAAACAGGACAATGTTGCTCCCGGCTGAACTGGATTATAAAGCGCTGACGGTTTCCCCGGTCGATGCCCAGCTCATCGACATGATGAAGCTCAACCGTTCCATGATTGCCGGGATTTTCAACGTGCCGGCACACATGATCAACGACCTCGAAAAAGCCACCTTCTCCAATATTTCCGAACAGGCGATTCAGTTTGTTCGCTACACAATGATGCCGTGGGTGACGAACTGGGAGCAGGAGCTTAACCGTCGGTTGTTCACCCGCGCCGAACGGGAGGCCGGGTATTACGTGCGCTTTAACCTGGCGGGCTTATTGCGCGGTACTGCCAAAGAGCGCGCGGAGTTCTATCACTTCGCTATCACCGATGGCTGGATGAGCCGCAACGAAGCACGCGCGTTTGAGGATATGAATCCGAAAGACGGCCTTGATGAAATGCTGGTCAGCGTTAACGCCTCCCGGCCAGCCAAATCCACAACCCAGGAGAACACTCAAGATGAGTGAACGTGAAATTCGCTGTTACAGCGGCGAGGTGCGCGCAGAAACGCACGACAGCGAGCCCAGCCGGATCATCGGGTATGGTTCGGTCTTTGACAGCCGTTCTGAACTGATTTTCGGTTCGTTTCGCGAAATCATCCGGCCCGGTGCGTTTGATGAAGTGCTGAATGACGATGTACGGGCGTTATTCAACCATGACCCCAATTTTATCCTGGGTCGCAGAAGTGCGGGCACGCTGGCACTGACGGTTGATGAGCGGGGTCTGCGTTATGACATCACCGCGCCAGAAACTCAGACAATCCGTGATCTGGTGCTGGCACCAATGCAGCGCGGGGATATCAACCAGTCCTCTTTTGCATTTCGCGTCGCCCGCGACGGAGAGGAATGGTACCAGGACGAGGATGGTGTGGTGATTCGTGAGATTACCCGTTTTTCCCGTCTGCTGGATGTCAGCCCTGTGACATATCCGGCGTATCAGGAGGCAGATTCTGCCGTCCGCTCTATGAAAGCCTGGCAGGAGGCGCGCGATAGTAGCGCACTGCAGAAAGCCATTAACCAACGAATGGCGCGTGAGCGCGTCCTGACCCTTCTTAACGCGTAAGGAAAAACCATGAAATTGCATGAACTGAAACAAAAACGTAACACCATCGCGACCGACATGCGCGCGCTGAACGAAAAAATCGGCGATAACCCATGGACGGATGAGCAGCGTACCGAATGGAACAAGGCAAAATCTGAACTGGAAGCACTCGACGAGCGCATCGCCCGCGAAGAAGAGCTGCGCCGCCAGGACCAGACCTACGTTGATGAAAACGAGGAAGAGCAGCGCAATAATCAGGATCCTGATAAAGACCCGCAGCAGGACGAAAAACGCGGCCAGATTTTTGATAAATGGATGCGTCACGGCGCCAGCGAACTGAGTTCCGAAGAGCGCAAAGCCTTACGCGAACTGCGTGCGCAGGGCGTGGCGCCGGATGAAAAGGGCGGCTATACCGTGCCTGATACCTTCCTGGCGAAAGTGGTCGAACAGATGAAAGCCTACGGTGGTATCGCCAGCGTGGCGCAGATCCTGACAACCTCTGATGGCCGCACCATGGAGTGGGCTACCGCCGATGGTACTGCGGAGGTGGGTGTGCTGCTGGGCGAGAACGAAGAAGCCGGTGAAGAAGATACCGAATTTGGCATGGACAGCCTGGGTGCGCTGAAAATGACCTCTAAAATCATTCGCGTATCTAACGAACTGCTGCAGGACAGCGCGATCGACATGGAAGCCTATCTTGCCCGCCGTATCGCGGAACGTATTGGGCGCGGTGAAGCCCGCTATCTGATTCAGGGAACTGGCGCTGGTACGCCGAAGCAGCCGAAAGGCCTGGCGGTATCTGTGACCGGCACCACCCAGACAGCCGCTGCAACGGCGGTGAAATGGCAGGAAATTCTGGCGCTCAAACACAGTATCGACCCGGCTTATCGCCGCGGGCCGAAGTTCCGCCTTGCTTTCAATGACAGCACCCTGAAACTTATCAGCGAAATGGAAGATGGTCAGGGCCGCCCGCTGTGGTTGCCGGATATTGTTGGCGTGGCTCCGGCTTCGGTGCTGAACGTGCCATATGTTATCGATCAGGAGATTGATGATATCGGGGCGGGTAAAAAGTTCATGTTCTGCGGTGACTTTGACCGCTTCATTATCCGTCGCGTGCGCTACATGATCCTGAAGCGCCTGGTGGAGCGTTACGCTGAATTCGACCAGACCGGCTTCCTGGCGTTCCATCGCTTCGACTGCATTCTGGAAGACACTTCCGCTATTAAAGCGCTGGTGGGCAAAGTCTCGGCAAGCAGCTAATCCCTCTCATCTCTGAACAAACCATGCCGCGTTAAGCGGTTTTTTTGTGCCCGCCACCCGGCGGGCGCAGGAGGATCCTATGTTGCTTTCTCCTGAGGAGATCAAGTCGCAGCTCAGGCTGGATGAGGATTACGCCGATGAAGATAAATTTCTTGAGCTGTTGGGGCGGGCGGTTCAGGCCAGGACAGAAAATTTTCTGAACCGGAGACTTTATACGGCGGAGGCGGGGGGGCCAGCCGACGATCCGGAGGGGCTTATTCTCTCGGATGACATCAGGATGGGGATGCTGCTTCTGGTGACGCACTTCTACGAGAACCGTTCAACCGTCACCGAAGTGGAGAAAGTCGAACTGCCGATGAGCTTTAACTGGCTCGTCGGTCCATACAGGTACATCCCGCTATGAAACTCAGGCAGGCTCAGGCCAGCGCCACATACCTTTTGCCCGACCCGGGCGAACTTGACCAGCGCATTGTTATCCGGCGGCGTGTCGATGTTCCGGCTGATGACTTTGGCGTAACGCCGACGTACCCGGAGCAGATCCGGACGTGGGCCAAAAAAGAGCAACCCGGCGCGGCAGCTTATCAGGGGGCTGTGCAGATAGAAAACAGGGTGACGCACTATTTCACCATCCGTTTTCGCCGTGGTATCACCGCCGATCATGAAGTGCTCCACGACGATATTTCTTATCGGGTTAAACGGGTCCGTGATCTGAACAGTAAACGCCGCTTTCTGTTGCTCGAGTGCGAAGAGCTGGGTACCGATAACGGGAGTGACTATGCCGCAGAAAGCATATTTACACGTTGATTTCGTACAGCCGGAAGAACTGGTGTTTAACCGGGCGAGAATGCGACGGGCGTTCGTCAAAATTGGTCAGGTGCACATGCGTGATGCGCGGCGACTGGTCATGAAACGTGCCCGCTCGAAGCCAGGCGAAAACCCCTCGTACCGCACCGGCCAGCTGGCGCGTTCTATCGGCTACTACGTACCCCGTGCGTCAAAAAAACGTCCGGGGCTCATGGTGAAGATCGCGCCTAACCAGAAAAACGGCGAGGGCAACCGGCATATCAACGGTGCCTTTTACCCCGCCTTTCTGTTCTACGGTGTTCGCCGTGGGGCGAAGCGTAAGAAAGGCCATCATCGCGGCGCATCAGGCGGCAGCGGCTGGCGTGTGGCACCACGTAACAACTACATGACTGAGGTTCTGGATAAACGCCGCAGCTGGACACGTTATGTGCTCTCCCGCGAATTGCGAAAATCACTCCGTCCTCAGCAAAGGAAGAAAAAATGAAATTAACCCCGATTATTGCGGCACTTCGCAGCCGTTGCCCTCGGTTTGAAAACCGTGTGGGTGGCGCAGCGCAGTTTAAAGCGATACCGGAGGCCGGAAAGCTCAGGCTACCAGCCGCGTATGTTGTGCCAGCAGAAGACGTCACGGGTGAGCAGAAATCGCAGACCGACTACTGGCAGGATTTGACGGAGGGTTTTTCCGTCATCGTGGTACTCAGCAACGAACGGGATGAAAAAGGGCAGTGGGCTTCTTACGACGCAGTTCACGACGTCAGGCAGGAAATCTGGAAGGCGCTGCTGGGGTGGGAGCCGGATCCGCAGGCGCATGAAATTCAGTATGCGGGTGGGATGCTTTTCGATCTGAACCGCCACGAACTGTATTACCAGTTCGACTTCACGGTGAAGTATGAAATTACCGAAACAGACACCCGCCAGCAGGATGATCTGGACGGCCTGCCCGATCTTAAAACGCTCAGTATTGATGTTGATTTTATCGAACCCGGTACCGGGCCAGATGGCGACATCGAGCACCACACCGAAATTACATTTCAGGAATAAACCATGTTTGTGAAACCCGCAAAAGGGCGATCGGTTCCCGATCCGGCCCGTGGCGACCTTTTACCTGAAGGAGGTCGAAATGTTGATGAGAATAACTACTGGCTGCGCCGCGAGGCCGCTGGTGATGTCCGGCGCACGAATAAAAAGGTGAAAACAAATGGCGATTAGTTTTAATTCCATCCCGTCAGATACACGGGTTCCGCTGTTTTATGCCGAGATGGATAACTCGGCGGCAAATACCGCCCGGGACAGCGGGGCATCACTGCTGATTGGTCACGCCAGCAATGATGCGTCAATTGCCGTCAACAGTCTTGTTCTGGTGTCATCGGTTGATTATGCCCGTCAGATTTGCGGTGCCGGAAGCCAGCTGGCCCGTATGGTCGGGGCGTACCGTAAGACCGATCCATTTGGCGAACTGTATGTCATTGCCGTACCTGAATCCACAGGCGCGGCAGCAACCGTCGCTTTGACGGTAACTGGCGAAGCGACGGAAACCGGAACGGTGAATGTCTATACCGGCCGAACCCGCGTTCAGGCTCCCGTGACCAGCGGTGATGACGCTGCGGCGGTGGCTGTGAGCATTAAGGATGCGGTCAATGCAAACCCTGATCTTCCCTTTACGGCAACATCAGAAGCGGGGGTGGTGACACTGACTGCGCGCCACAAGGGGTTATATGGAAATGAAATTCCGGTCACTCTCAATTATTACGGCTTTGGCGGTGGGGAGGTGTTACCGGCGGGTGTGAATATTACGGTTGCCAGCGGCGTGAAGGGGGCTGGTGCGCCAGCTCTTAACGACGCGGTGGCAGCGATGGGAGATGAGCCGTTCGATTATATCGGCCTTCCGTTTAACGACACGGCATCGGTGAACACGATGGCAACTGAAATGAATGATTCCAGCGGTCGCTGGAGTTATGTCCGGCAGTTGTATGGTCACGTTTATACGGCGAAGACGGGGACGCTGTCGGAGCTTGTGGCCGCGGGTGACCAGTTTAACCTGCAGCACATCACCCTGGCGGGCTATGAGAAAGACACCCAGACGCCTGCTGATGAACTGGCTGCAAGCCGTACTGCCCGTGCTGCGGTTTTTATCCGTAACGATCCGGCACGCCCGACCCAGACCGGGGAACTGGTAGACATGCTGCCGGCACCGAAAGGCAAACGCTTCACGACGACTGAACAGCAGACGTTACTTTCCCACGGTGTGGCAACGGCGTATGTGGAAAGCGGCGTGCTGCGTATTCAGCGGGATATCACGACGTACAGGAAAAATGCGTATGGTGTGGCGGATAACAGCTACCTTGACAGCGAGACGCTGCATACCAGTGCTTATGTGTTGCGCCGTCTGAAATCTGTTATTACCAGTAAATACGGGCGCCATAAACTTGCTAATGATGGTACGCGTTTCGGGCCTGGTCAGGCCATTGTCACGCCTGCCGTTATCCGTGGTGAGCTGGGATCAACATATCGCCAGCTGGAGCGGGAAGGCATCGTGGAAAACTTCGATCTGTTCCAGCAACATCTGATAGTTGAGCGTAACGCGAACGATTCGAACCGCCTTGATGTGCTGTTTCCGCCTGATTATGTCAATCAGTTACGTGTGTTTGCGGTGCTTAACCAGTTCCGTCTGCAGTACAGCGAGGAGGCTGCATAATGGGAAAAATTGCGGGAACAACGTATTTCAAAATCGACGGACAGCAACTGTCGGTAACCGGAGGGATTGAAGTCCCCATGAACACCAAAGTTCGTGACGACGTGATTGGCCTGGATGGTTCCGTTGACTACAAGGAAACCAGCCGGGCACCGTATACGAAGGTGACCGCCAAAGTGCCGAAAAACTTCCCGGTCGATAAAATTACGTCTTCTGATGTCATGACAATCACATCAGAGCTGGCAAATGGTCAGGTGTATGTTCTCTCAAACGCCTGGCTGCACGGCGAAGCCAACCATAACCCGGAAGAGGGCACCGTGGATCTTGAGTTCCACGGTGAGGAGGGATTTTACCAGTGATAAAAGAACTTGTGCTCAAAAAGCCGATTATGGCGCATAACGAAAAGCTTCATGTGCTGGAGCTGCGCGAACCGTCCTACGATGAAATCGAAGCCATTGGTTTTCCGTTCACTGTTTCCGGTGACGGCGGCGTCCGGCTGGACAGTTCGGTTGCTCTGAAATATATCCCTGTGCTGGCAGGTATTCCACGCTCCTCGGCAGCGCAACTGGCAAAACTGGATATTTTCAAAGCCTGTATGTTGATCCTCAATTTTTTTACCCGGTCGGAGACGGAGGAGGACTCAGAAAGCGGGTCTACAACACCGCATACTTCTGGCGAATAAATCCCCTGGAGCTCCGGCGGGCGGCGATATCCGATTTTCTGGAGCTGGAGTCGGAGGCTGTCCGTATCAATGAGGAAATGAAGCATGGCTGACAGTTTCCAGTTAAAGGCCATTATCACTGCCGTTGACCAGTTATCGGGGCCGCTGAAATGGATGCAGCGGGAACTGAAGGGATTTCAGAAAGAAATGGCCGGGCTGGTAATCGGTGCTGCCGCTGCCGGGACCGCTGTTCTTGGGGCGCTGGCGCTGCCCGTGAATGCTGCGATCGGCTTTGAGTCAAAAATGGCTGACATCCGGAAGGTGGTTGACGGCCTGGATGATAAAAAAGCATTCGCGCAGATGAGTGACGATATCCTGACGCTGTCCACACAGTTACCGATGGCGGCGGAGGGAATTGCAGAGATCGTGGCGGCGGGCGGGCAGGCAGGCATTGCCCGCGGCGATTTGATGCAGTTTGCGAACGACGCAGTGAAAATGGGGGTGGCGTTTGATACCACTGCCGAAGAGTCCGGTCAGATGATGGCGCAGTGGCGGACAGCGTTCAGACTGACGCAGGAAGACGTGGTTGTCCTGGCCGATAAAATCAACTATCTGGGGAATACCGGCCCGGCAAATGCGAAGAAAATTTCTGATATCGTGACGCGGATTGGTCCGCTGGGCGGTGTTGCCGGGGTTGCGTCCGGCGAAATTGCCGCGATGGGCGCCACCATTGCCGGGATGGGGGTTGAATCGGAGATAGCCTCCACCGGCATCAAAAACTTTATGTTGTCCCTTACGGCGGGCAAATCGGCAACGAAGTCGCAGAAGCGGGCAATGGCCTTTCTGAAACTGAATCCGGCGCAACTGGCCGCAGATATGCAGAAGGATTCGCGCGCGGCGATGCTGAAAGTGCTGGACTCACTGGCGAAGGTGCCGAAAGCAAAACAGGCATCCGTCATGAATGCCCTGTTCGGGAAAGAGTCTTTAGGGGCGATAGCGCCACTGCTGACTAATCTTGATTTACTGCGCACCAATTTTAATCGTGTTGCAGATGCCCAGGAATATGGCGGCTCGATGCAGAAGGAATATGCATCACGCGCAGCCACGACGGAGAATCAACTGGCACTACTGAAAAACAGCGTCAATGCGATTTCAGTGACGCTGGGTGATACTTTTCTGCCCGCCATTAACGAAGCCGCAGAAGCGGTCATGCCTTACCTGGAGCAGCTCCGGACATTCGTTCGCGCGAATCCTGAACTGGTTCAGTCTGCGGCGAAGTTCGGCGCGGCGCTGCTGGCTGTTGGCGTATCCATTGGCAGCCTGTCCCGGGCTGTCAAAATCCTGAACAGTGTCATTAATCTCTCTCCGGCGAAAGTCGCTATTGCGGCGCTGGTGGCTGGCGCTATGCTGATCATTGAGAACTGGGACGATGTTGCTCCGGTGATTAAGGCGGTATGGCAGGAGGTCGATAACGTTGCGCAGTCGATGGGCGGATGGGAAACGGTGATTAAAGGGGTCGGTCTGGTTATGGCTGGTTCTTTTACCGTCAGGACCATTGGTGCCCTGCAGCAGTCCGTCCTGCTGGCCGGACAGCTTTCCGGTCTGCTGGGTAAAATTGGCCGGATGGGGGCCATGACGCTGACAATTGGCGTGGCGGTGTCACTCTTTAAAGAGCTTAAGGATCTGGAACAGGGGGCGAAGGATGCGGGTATGGATGCTGGCACATTTGCTGTACAGAAGCTGCAAACGAAGGAGCGTGAACGCGGGTATAACGGTTTTATTCCCAGACTCAAAGAGCTTCTTGGTATGGACGCCCCGATTCCGCAGGGGCGTTATCAACCTTATGTGCCACTGACCCGGCGTTCTGGCGTACTCGGGCGAGCTGTCCCGCCATCAACACAGCGCAGTGAACTCAAAGTGACATTTGAGAATGCACCACAAGGTATGCGTGTGACTGATATACCGAAATCCGGTAATCCATTGATGAACATCAGCCATGATGTGGGTTACTCACCCTTTCGTACATCACGATAAACCTGCTCCGGCAGGTTTTCTTATGGGATAAATATGGCTTTTTTCTCCTCAACAGGCTGGCGCGGTCGCCTGCGTGATGCATCATTTCGTGGAGTACCTTTCTCCGTTGAAGATGATGAAAGCACCTTTGGACGCCGCGTACAGGTACATGAATATCCGAACAGGGATAAACCCTGGACGGAGGATTTAGGTCGCGCCACGCGCCGCCTGACGATAAATGCTTATCTTGTCGGTGATGATTACGCAGACAGGCGGGATCGTCTTATTGGTGCCATTGAAACCGCAGGCCCTGGTACGCTGGTCCATCCGCAGTATGGCGAAATGCAGGGCAGCATTGACGGACAGGTCAGGATCACTCACAGCAGTACAGAAGGGCGCATGTGTCGTGTCTCCTTTCAGTTTGTGGAAAGTGGAGAACTTTCTTTTCCGGTGGCAGGAATGGCAACGGCGAAGCGCCTGGAAACGTCAGGCGGGCTTTTCGACGATGCGATTGACAGTATGTTTTCCACATTCTCGTTGTCAGGTATTTCTGATTTTATCCAGAACGATGTCATTGCCGATGCTGCCTCCATGCTGGGCGATGTTGCCGATGCTTTCAGGATGGTTGACTCCGGCGTGTCTGCAGCAATGCGGCTGTTACAGGGGGATTTGTCTGTCATTCTGATGCCACCGAGCACCGCAAGTGATTTCGTTAACGCACTGCAAAAAGCCTGGCGCTCAGGTGACAGGCTCAGGGGCAGTACATCGGATCTGGTCACGATGATAAAAACGATGTCAGGTATCACGCTTGATCCCGGTCTTTCCCCCCGTGGCACCTGGCCCACTGACTCCGGATCTGCGGCGAAACAGAAAATGCAACGCAATATGATCGCAGCCGCCATCAGGACAACAGCCATCAGCACAGCCGTCCACGCCGTGACAACACTGAAGCAGCCGCGTGATGTACCTGGTGTCCTGGGCGTAAATCAGCCTGCAGGAACAGGCCGTGACTCAGACATTATCACTGTCATGCACCCGGCGCTGGATGGTGTACAGACAGTCAGTAATGGCAGCTCTCCACCGAATTATGAAGATCTGAAAGCTATCCGGACCGCGCTCAATGCTGCGATTGACCAGGAGCAGTTGCGTATCCGGGACGATGTGCTTTTCCAGCAAATTTCCGTTATGCGGACGGATCTCAATCGCGATATTTCTGCACGGCTGGCACAGGTTGAACGTACTGCATTGCGAACGCCTGATGATGTTCTGCCTGCGCTGGTACTGGCTGCGACCTGGTATGACGACGCCGGGCGGGAATCTGACATCCTCACTCGTAATCCCGTTCCCCATCCGGGATTTATCCCGGTTGAGCCGCTGAGGGTTCCGGTACGATGAATAATACGGTTTTTTTACGCGTCAACGGGCGTGACTGGGGAGGATGGACGTCAGTACGGATAAGTGCGGGCATTGACCGTATTGCCCGGGACTTTAATGTCTCGATCACCCGGCAGTGGCCTGGTGGAGAAGACGTACCGCCAGTAAAAAATGGTGACGCTGTAGAGGTACTCATTGGCGATGATTTAGTTATTACCGGCTGGGTTGAGGCGTTACCGCTACGTTATGATGCGCAGACCATTATGACGGGCATTGTCGGGCGCAGCAAAACGGCAGATCTTATCGACTGTTCTGCATCGCCTGCACAGCATAACGGGAAAAATTTATTCCTGATCGCCAGCGCACTTGCCCGGCCATTCGGTGTGGACGTTGTTGATGCAGGCGCGCCGGCAGCCGCCGTTATTGAGGCTCAGCCGGAACATGGTGAAACGGTTGTGGACTGTCTGAACAGGCTGCTTGGACAGGCTCAGGCGCTGGCATATGACGACGAACGGGGACGGCTGGTTCTCGGCAGGCCGGGCAGTATGAAAGCAGCCACGGCACTGGTACTTGGCGAAAATATTCTTTCCTGTGATACCGAGCGTAGTGTTCGCGAGCGTTTCTCCAGTTATCTGGTTACGGGGCAGCGTCCTGGTACGGATGACGATTTCGGCGAGGCAACCATTGCTGCCATCCGGCAGAGTACTGGTGATGCAGGCGTCACGCGGTATCGTCCCCACACCATTCAGCAGTCAGGAACTGCCACAACTGACAGCTGCAAATCACGCTGTGAATTTGAAGCCCGTCAGCGTGCGGCGAAAACGCTGGAAACCACCTATACCGTACAGGGATGGAGACAGGGGAATGGCGAATTGTGGAAACCGAATCAGGCCGTGGTGGTGTATGACCCGCTGAACGGTTTTGACAATGAAACGCTGGTGATCGCCGAAGTGACGTACAGCCAGGACAATAACGGTACCCTGACCGAAATCCGGGTGGGGCCTGCGGATGCTTATCTTCCTGAACCATTCAGGCCGAAAGCGAAGAAAAAAGTCAGTGAGGAGGCGGATTTCTGATGGCTAACTATCCTCTTCAGAACATGATAACGCGCGCAGTCATTACCGCGATTGATACCGTCAGAAAATGCCAGACTGCCGGACTGAAACTTATTGCCGGTGAAAAAAAAGAGAATGTGGAGCATCTTGAACCTTACGGTTTCACCTCTGCAGCACAGAATGGCGCAGAAGCGGTGGTATTGTTTCCCGGCGGTGACCGTTCGCACGGAGTGGCTGTGGTTGTGGCTGACCGCCGCTTCAGACTGAAAGGGCTGGCGCGCGGGGAAGTCGCGTTATATGACGATCAGGGGCAGTCGGTCACATTAACCCGCGCCGGAATAGTGGTAAATGGCGGCGGAAAGCCAGTTATTTTCACGAATGCCACTAAAGCACGTTTTGAAATGCCGATCGAATCCACTGGCGATATCAGGGACAACTGTGACAGCAGTGGAAAAACGATGGCTGAAATGCGCACGACCTATAACGGTCATACCCATAAAGAAAATGGCGATGGCGGCGGTATAACCGATAAGCCTGGCCAACCCATGAGCTGACACCATGATCCTTTATGTTAATGGAATCCGTAAGGATGCCACGGCTTCGCTCGACCTTCTGACGCGGGCAGTGGTGATTTCTCTTTTTACCTGGCGCCGGGCGGAGCGGGATGACAGGACCCCACAGCCATACGGCTGGTGGGGGGACACCTGGCCTGCTGTTCAGAATGACCGCATCGGTTCCCGCCTCTACCTGCTGAAACGCCGCAAACTCACCAATAAAACGCCGCAGGATGCCCGCGAATACATGCAGCAGGCGCTGGCGTGGATGACAGACGATGGCGTGGCGGCACGTATTGATGTGACATCTGAACGCACAGGAACAGATACCCTGGCAGCTGGCGTGACGATATATCAGCGGGACGGGGTAATTCACAATATTACATTCGATGATATATGGAGCGAACTTAATGGCTGACAGTCAATTTGCACGTCCTGAACTTCCTCAGTTGATTGCTACCATTCGCAGCGATTTACTGACCCGTTTTCAACAGGATGTTGTGTTACGTCGCATGGATGCCGAGGTTTACAGCCGGGTACAGGCTGCTGCCGTACATACGCTGTATGGTTATATCGATTATCTGGCCCGGAATATGCTGCCTGATATGTGTGATGAGGACTGGCTTTACCGTCACGCGAGGATTAAGCGTTGTCCTAGGAAAAATGCCGTATCTGCGAAGGGATTTGCACGCTGGGATGGTATTGCCGGAACGCCGGAGATCCCCGCGGGTACACAGATTCAGCGGGATGATCAGGTTACATTCACGACCCTGCAGACGGTGAAAGCTTCCGGCGGCCTGTTACGTGTGCCGGTTATTGCTGATGTGGCGGGAACTGCCGGTAATACTGACGATGGTACGGCGTTACGCCTTGGCACGCCGATTACTGGTATTCCTTCTACAGGTTACGCTGACACTCTGACCGGGGGGGCTGATACAGAGGAGCCTGAAACGTGGCGCGCGCGTGTCATGGAGCGCTATTACTGGATACCACAGGGGGGCGCTGATCCTGATTACGTCATCTGGGCAAAGGAAATCGCAGGAATAACCCGCGCGTGGACATTCCGCCATTATAAGGGGACCGGCACCGTTGGTGTGATGGTGGCTACCAGTAACCCGGTTAATCCGGCTCCTGGCGACGATCTCGTTAAGGCTGTACGTGACCATATTTTGCCGCTGGCACCTGTTGCTGGCGGCGGACTCTTTGTTTTCGCTGCCACTGAAAAAAGCATTCCGGTAACAGTCGCACTGGCCAAAGATACCCCGGAAATTCGTACTGCCATTATTGCGGAGCTAAATGCGCTGATGCTGCGTGATGGCGCGCCGTCCGGAAAAATTTATGTTTCGCGAATCAGCGAGGCGATAAGCCTGGCGACCGGGGAAGTGGCACATCAGCTGCGTGTGCCGGCGGCAGATGTGGTTCTGGGAAAAACTGAACTTCCTGTCCTGGGGAATATAACCTGGGCCACCTATACCGGGGAGAACGGATAACTATGGCGTTGCAGGACGAATATACGCAGTTACTTTATCACCTTCTGCCGGAAGGACCTGCCTGGGACGGAGAAAATCCACTGATTGAAGGGCTGGCGCCGTCGTTGAACCGGGTACATCAGAGAGCGGATGAACTGATGGCTGAAATTGACCCGGCCAGAACTACGGAACTCATAGACCGTTATGAACAGCTGTATGGCCTGCCTGATTCCTGTGCACCGGAAGGCGTGCAGACATTACAGCAGCGCCAGCAACGGCTGGATGCAAAGGCGAATGTTGCCGGTGGTATAAACGAGAGGTTTTATCTGGAACAGCTTGATGCGTTGGGGTATACCGCTGCCACCATTGAGCAGTTTCAGAATCTCGACAGCACACCCGATCCTGAATGGGGGGAATTCTGGCGTTACTACTGGCGTGTGAATATTCCGGCTGATGCGAACATCAGCTGGCAGACCTGTACAAGCACCTGCGATTCTGCGATCAGAACGTGGGGCGATACTGTTGCTGAATGTGTGATTGATAAGCTTTGTCCGTCACATACGGTTGTTGTTTTTGCTTATCCGGAAGGAAAAGAGAATGCACAGAATTGATACGCCCACTGCGCAAAAAGATAAATTTGGTCAGGGAAAAAACGGATTTACGAATGGTGATCCCGCCACGGGCCGCCGCGCAACGGATCTCAACAGTGATATGTGGGATGCAGTCCAGGAAGAGGTCTGCACTGTTATTGAAGCCGCCGGCATACCACTCAGTAAAGGCGAACATACGCAGCTTCACGCCGCCATTGGCAGGCTGATCGATGAACAGGTTAAAACCCGTCTTGAAAAAAATCAGAATGGCGCGGACATCCCGAATAAGCTGCTGTTTCTCCAGAACGTTGGTTTAGAAGAAACGATAAATCTCGCTGCTGGTGCACTGCAAAAATCGCAGAACGGCGGCGATATCCCTGACAAGGGATTATTTGCACAGAATATCAGTGCGGCGCTGGCGTTCAGTGGTGGGGTTGCTATCGGCGGTGATGCTAATCCGTGGACGACGGCGGAGTTTATCGTCTGGCTGGAGAACTGTGGCGCATTCAATCACCCTTACTGGATGTGTAAAGGGTCGTGGGATTATGCCGGTAACAAAATTATCACGGATACAGGGTGCGGTAATATCTGTCTCGCTGGCGCAGTGATTGAGGTGATGGGAACCCGTGGCGCAATGACAATACGCATAACCACACCCACCACAACGTCACCAGGCGGAGTAGCCAGCGCCCAGTTTACGTATATCAATAACGGCGATGGATATTCGCCGGGCTGGCGACGTGATTTCAACACCATAAATAAACCCACTGCCGGTGATGTGGGGGCATTGCCGATTACAGGGGGGCGGATTAATGGGGCTTTAGGTATTGGTACTGACAATGCGCTTGGCGGGAATTCGATTGTATTTGGCGATAATGACACCGGATTTAAGTGGCACAGTGACGGTGTTCTGGGTATTTATGCCAATAATGCTCTGGTCGGTTATATCGACAATTCCGGGCTGCACATGTCAGTAGATGTTCTCTCTAATGGTGCTATTCGCGCAGGTAACGCAAAAAAACTGTCACTGACGAGCAATAACAACTCAGCACTGACTGCTACGTTCAATTTATGGGGCGACCCAAACAGACCTACCGTGATTGAACTGGACGACGACCAGGGGGGGCACCTTTACAGCCAGCGAAATCCTGATGGTTCGATTGTCTTTACGGTCAATGGAGATATCACCGCTAACACGCTTCGTGCAGGCGGGGCCATCTATCAGAATAACGGCGACATCTTTGGTTCGTTGTGGGGAAATGGCTGGTTAAGTACCTGGATTCACAACAATGTAGTAAAAGCGGTCAGACTTGGCCCCGTGGCGCTTTCTGGCGGTCTGTGGCGTGATTTTCAGCTTGGCGGCGGACAGGTGGTGACGGGGTTCCATACTGACGGTAGCTGGGAAATGGAAGGTGATGATGACAAGGTTTATTACCGTCCCATTCAGTATCTGATTGGTGATACGTGGGTAACAGCCCCAAGTGTATAAGAAGGAATAATGATGAAAGAGGCAAAAAATAAAAAGAACGAACAGTTTTTAAATATTAAAAAATTCATCCCTTATACACCGGAACCAGAGGAGGCACTATTCCCCGGTGGGGCGCATCTTAAATCAGAGGATGGTCAGGACTGGTATAAGTGCCAGAAATTATTTTCAGAAGACACGCTGAAAATTACCTACGACGATAATGACGTTATTACGTGTATCACGCGCGATATTTCCGGTTTGTGGCCTGCGGGCCAGAGCGTTGCAGAGTTGCCTGATACGGATGAAAACCGTCTCGCTGATATTTCAGGCGGCTGGCAGTTTAAAGGCGGTAAAGTCGTTCAACGGGTTTATTCGCCGGAAGAGCTGCGTAAAAAGGCGGAGGCTGAAAAAGTTCGCCGCCTTGCTGAGGCTGAATCAGCCATTGCACCACTGGCGCGGGCAGTAAAACTAAAAATTGCCACAGATGAAGAGATTAAACGGCTTGAAGCATGGGAACTCTACAGCGTAATGGTTAACCGTGTGGATACCTCAAATCCTGACTGGCCGGAGACACCAGCCAGTCAGTAAAGTACTTTCTGGTTTAAAGGCATGACAGGTAACCTAACACCTGCATCATCGCATATTTTTGCGCATTCCTAGAGTGTGACGTCTGGATTCATTGCACAAAAATAAGCCAACGTGAGGGCTGAAAATGATGCCAGTAATACAAAGCTTAATACTATGCGTATTTCTTTAATTCTCTTCATATTTCCTCCTGCAAAGAGGGGTACTCAACTATATTTTTAAATGTCAGCTACATTCTTCTTTATTTTTATATGTCAGTTACACTCTTCTTTCAGTTGATTAAACAATATTATTGTTCTGATAGGGAGGTTTTTATAGTAGTTGAACATGTATTTAATTTTAACTGAATTATGTTCGCTGTTAGTTATTATAACTTGACTTTTAATGACTAACTCTATATTGATTATTTTATGAAAATCTTAGAGAGCTATATATGATATGGTTTTTAATTTTCTCGCTTCTCATTGGGTGTTATTATGGTAAGTAATGTAATTATTTTCTTGCTATAGGTTATGAATTATATGAGTGCTTAATAGTTAAAATATTAGATGGTTGTCATAGGTACTCATCATTACAAGGGTTTAATTGATTTTTTGTTATTTATTTTATGAAGATAAAAGTGTTGGTGGCGATTTTTTTAATAATGGGAATAGGTCTTGCTTATTATTTGCTGTGAAAGCTTTGTGCATTGAATTGATAGTATGGACGGTTATTCTTCACATGAGAAGAGAGGAATCTGTGCTATTGACTCTTTGTTGAAGTAGATTATGATAGTTTTGTTTAAATTTAATAGAACACGATAGATATACAATGAATAAATGCAAGCATCGTTCTGTTTATATAGGGGTGAGGTGTTATTATGAAAAAAATTTTTTCTGTCTGTGCTTTGTTAATTACAGCATGCCCTTTGAGTTCATGGGCTGAATGGACAGGAGATAGTTCTATAAACTATTATTCTGATGAAGTTATCTCTGATTTTCATGTCGGTCAGTTTAACCGCAGTGCATATTTTTGCATAAAAACAGTTAAAAAATCAGGAGAAGGGACACCGATTATAGCATGTGCACTTTCACATGATTCTAAATGGATACCTTCATTTAATATTATGTTAGAACAGGCAAGGAATTTTTATATTACAGGGCACTCTATAAGAGTGTATGTTCAACCAAATGTCTGGAGCAATAAATCCTTTATAGAAGCGTTATCATCCAATGCACTTGTTGGACTTTCTTCATGTAGTACATCTGAATGTTTCGGACCTGTGAAGCCGAAGATGTAAAGTGAGCTCCTGGCTATTAAGAATGTCATCATATACGAATTAAAACTGATATAATAGTTTATTCGTAATAGTAATTCCTGCTTTTAAATATTTTTGGCTAAGCTAAGAGGAAGTATTATGAAAAAAATCACCTCTGTTTGTGCGTTATTAAGCCTCATTTGTTCTTTCAACGCCAGCGCTGAGTGGACAGGGGATAACGTAAGTGGCTATTATAAAAATAGGGTTGTCAGCGAGTTACACGTTGGTCAGGTAGATAATGGGGATTATTTTTGTATAAAATTGGTTAGAGCTAATGGTGGTGATACTCCTGTTACTATGTGCTCAGTATCAAATCAGAGTGTATGGGCTCCTTCTTTTAAAGTGCTCAAGGAACAAGCTCGGTATTTTTACGCCACTGGACAAACTATAATGGTTTATTTTAGGACTACTACTTGGAAATATAAACCCTTTTCAGATGCTTTTTCAAATAAAGTCCTAACAGGATTTTCGACATGCAACAACGCAACAGACTGCTTTGGCCCTACGCCACAGTAAGAGGGAAGTGGAACAATGAAAAAGTTAATATTACTGACCTTTATAATAGCCAGTTTTGATATCTATGCGATAGATTTTGTTTATCGTATAGACCCAAATCCACCGGATGTTATTTTTCGTGATGGGTTCTCTCTACTTGGATATAATCGGGACCTACAGCAATTGATCAGTGGAAGATCGTGTGCTGGTGGAAGTAGTGACAGTCGTTATATTGCAACGACATCAGATATTAATAAAACATACGCTATAGCCAGAGCGTACTATTCTCATTCAGAATTCAAAGGTAATCTGTACAGATATAAAATTCGCGCAGACAGTAACTTTTACAGTTTGACTCCATCCGTCAACTACCTGGAATCGCAAGGCGGTCACTTTAATGCTTATGAAAAAAGCATGATACGATTACAAAGTGAGTATGTTTCCACATTGTCTATTTTGCCGGAAAATATTCAAAAGGCAGTGGCGCTCGTTTATGATAGTTCAACAGGTCAGATAAATGATGGTACAGGTACAATAAATACCGATTATGTAAGTATAAGCAGTGTGTCGAATCCAGGAGTGATACCTTTTCTCCCCGAGCCGCAGGCTAATACACAGCAACGAATTGATGCATTTGGCTCGTTAATAAGTTCATGTTTTTCAATTTATAGCGTGTGTCAGACACATAGAGGTAAAAAAACTGAAGTGTACAAAATGCCATTTTATGATGCAAGGCCAGTAATACAATTTATCATTTCAGGTGAATGAGGGGTAAAGTATTCTGCGTATTAAATTAAACAGACCACTGTCAGTAGTCTGTTTAATGCTGTTAATAGCTACTGATTTCTGAACAGATTTATTTATTATTAAAGATTAATGTTCATATCATAATGATGACACTATTCCTGCTGGAATTATAAAACATGGAAATCGGGTGATGCACTTTATTAATATTGAGAAAAGCTATCATGACTAAAGATGAAATCTTTGCGTCTATCCTCAATAGAGAGGGCGGTTACGTTAATCATCCTGACGACAGAGGCGGTCCAACTAACTGGGGGATCACCCTGATGAGGGCGCGAGCTAATGGCTACATGGGCGATATGCGAAATCTTACTCGTGATCAAGCGTTAAAAATTCTTGAGGCTGATTACTGGTACGGTCCGCGGTTCGATCAAGTCGCCATGATATCTCACTCTGTCGCTGCTGAGCTTTGTGATACGGGTGTGAATATGGGGCCATTAATCCCGATTAAGTGGTTCCAGCGTTGGCTGAATGTCTTTAATAATCAACAAAGATTTTATCCGGATTTGATAGTGGATAGTCAGATTGGTTCGCGTACCCTATCGGCGTTGAGATTTTTCCTCTCTATCCGGGGAAGTGAAGGTGAAATGATACTTATTCTTGCGCTAAATTGTAGTCAGGGGCAACGCTATCTGGAGCTGGCTGAACAGCGTCAGGCTAATGAATCATTTATTTACGGATGGATGAAAGAACGTGTTAAACTGTAGTTTTCATTAATCTGCAATATGGCTATTTGCGATGGATGCATCAATACGATTTGTGTCACTGTCGATGGAACAGTAAAGCCGTTAAGAATCATAATTGCTATTTTAAAGCATGGAAGCTTTCCATGCTTTTTTAATAACCCATCCATTTTGTTAATTTTGAAAGTCAGCCTGAGAAAGTTAATCAGACTGTGAAGTATGAGAGTCATAATATTTCCATCCAAACATCCTTACAGCAAGATACATTAATGTTCGTTTCCATTTTGGCACACCGAGTACTGTCATTCCATCCAGAAATATTAAATCGGATTCTTTTCTGTCGCGTAGTGAATAGTGGTACAGGTAGTCGTGAATGATTGCTGCTTTGGCATATTCTCCATCCGGTGGTAACAGTGACCAGAAAATACGCGGAACAGTGGCTAGATCGGTAATAAAACCGACTGGCACTTCAATTACATCATTTTTATCTTCACTGAGATAAAATCGGAATGGTTCGTAAACCCGCCATCTATAATGACCTAACATTTCCATTATTGCTGGAGTAGTAAAACAACTCATAATTTTATCTGTTATTAATCCCATGTGCTGAATTATCAGGGAATATATATCGCAAAACTCTATAATGGGGAAAGTTGACTATTCCTGCTGTTTATGACTATCTGCTAATATATTATGTAATAATATGACGAAGACATCATTTTTGTTGATGAATACCCCATTAACAACGCCGTGCTAAAAACGCCACAGGATAATGATCAGAAGCGAGTTGTGGATTACGTGATGCTTCAACCCTTTGTGAATAAGGTGCTCGATCGACAATGACCCCATAATCTAAAATATTACCGCCAATTTGCGTGGGTTCTGTAGGTGCAATTATGGTTACAAGTCGTTCCAGATGCTCAGTCATCAGGTCACTTTCAAGTCTGTCTGGGGCGCGATTAAAATCTCCGCCAAGCAACCAGGATAAATGCCGCATCTGAGGTGTTCTAAAAAAATTATAGGTAACCCTGACAATAGCTGCAGCATCCGGACCTCCACTAGCCAGTGCGTGCGTCGTCAGAAAAACATCATTACCCAGTCCGATGCCAATGATGGGGCGAGATGCGACAGTTGTCGGACGCAAGACATAAACATTATCCGCTCTTTGTCTGGAAACTATTGCCAGATTAACACGGCGTGCTCCAACATCAATACGCGAGTAGTAGATATATCTTATATCCTGACGTCTGGTGGTTCCGAGATTCCAGATATATTCATCAATGGGAATGCCTACTCCAAAAGGCTGAATATGTCGCCCGGTAGGAACCGCTGAGGAGGGGAGAGAACCAGCTTCCTGGACCATAAGGATATCCACACCGGCAGTACCACTTAAAAGCTGTCTGACATTGATATTCCATTTACTTTCTGTAGATGCTGAAGATCCCTGAAGATTCCAGGTCATAACTCTGTAGTCGCTGATATTCGCGTAGGCAAAAGAAATATAGCTGCAGATAAGCATTATCAGAAGGTGAAAAAAATTCTTTTTCATCATCTACTCCCCTGTTGATTCGCTGAATTATTGACTGTTTGTTTAAATTGAATGAGATAAAAATGCGTAGATCTTGATTGTTTCATTAGTATTCGCCAGTATCATATTCGTTTTTATAGATGTTATTCTTTACCAGGATGATGATTATATCCATAATATTATCCGTTCACAGTATTGTTGTTGATTGTATCCTGGCAATGTATGCTTCATGTTCTAGGGTAGTTTCAAAATACATCATGAAACGTAAATCAAACCAAAATAGATGTCTGATATAGAAGTAAATCTATATTTATTTAACGCAATCAATTGATTGTTACTGTGAGTAGAGTCAGACAATTATATATGAATAAAGTGCATGAAATTTAAATGACATGCTGCTGAATTATTCAAAATTGTATCTTGATGATTTAGTTGCATAAAGAGAAGTGCCATCCGTTCCGGTTACTTGGCCTGGATGTAGATTGGTGACGCTCAGTTTTCATTATCAGAAAACAGTGCTGATTAGCGTGACGTGGGATTATCGTTCATTATGATAATGTCCATATGAGTATGTGAGTTTGATAGTGCTCTGGAGGAAGAAGCTGAATACCACAGCTCATACTATGTGGGGCGTGAGCGGTAGATTGATACTTGTTCTACTGAACAATCGCCAGTTACCGTGGCTGTTACTAGTACAATACGAAAGTACAAGAGAATCCGAAACCCGCTACTTATTTGTTACTTCAAACATTTCCTCCAGTATACGGTTTAGTTTTTCACGATCGCTTTTGCTGGCGTCGCTATTCAAGCCGTTCGCCTGCATAGGCTTAACCCTGGCATCAGCATTAGGAAAAATCCGGTGTACGCGTTTGGTTAGTTCATTCAGGATGATGTCTTTTGCCCTAGGCAGACCTACAACATTGCGTTTGTCATAAACGAGTTCGACGAACATTTTTCATCTTCTCTCTTTTCTGGTTGGATATACAGTTATTTTAAGCTGGCTATTTGTACAGTATCAATATGAAAGTAGAGAAATGCTTGGGGCATTATTGGGGCAAAAAGGGGGCTTTTGGGGCAGTTTTGGGGCAAAAAAGAACGTATAAAATTCGGTAAAGTTCACATAGTACCAAAATGAAAATTTTGTAACTCACTGAAAAATCATATGCTCTTGGACGATCTTTAGTGATTTTGAAAATTACACAATCATATCCTTTCAATGATAGCGTATCAGCTTGATAATGCGTTTGAGATCGTGTGCTTAGCTAACCCGGGAGATTCACTATGCAGTTTTCAACAACCCCAACGCTGGAAGGACAAAGCATCGTGGAGTATTGCGGTGTGGTGACGGGCGAAGCCATTTTAGGCGCCAATATTTTCCGCGATTTTTTCGCCGGCATTCGGGATATCGTCGGCGGACGTTCCGGCGCGTATGAGAAAGAGCTGCGTAAAGCGCGTGAAATCGCTTTCCAGGAACTTGGCGAGCAGGCTAAAGCGTTGGGCGCCGATGCGGTGGTAGGCATCGATATTGATTACGAAACTGTCGGCAAGGATGGCAGTATGCTGATGGTCAGCGTCAGCGGAACGGCGGTGAAAACGCGCCGATGA